AACTACAGGAGAGAAGAAAGAACTCTCCATGACCATGAAAGAATACGATCAGTGGAGAAAAGATAACCCTGATTGGGACAAAGATTGGAACGCAGGTGTCGGTGGACATATGTATGGCACACCTAAGACAGATGACGGATTTAAAGAAGTCATGTCTAAAGTTCAAAAAGCACACCCTAAAGCAAATCTGAGTCGATATACTTAAATTATGGCAAGAGCAAGAAAAGGAACTAACGCTCCTAAAACTTTCCCCAATGGTATGTCAAGGAAGCAAATGAAAAGAAAAAAACCTATTGACAAGTCATATATGACAGAGGTCAAACCATTGACCGACAATCAGAAGACTGCTTTTGCTCAATATTCTGAGGGTAAGAATCTTTTACTCCATGGTGCTGCAGGCACAGGTAAAACTTTTATCATGTTGTATCTGGCATTACAAGAGGTACTTGACGAGAACACACCTTATGATAAAATATACATTGTAAGGTCTCTAGTTCCTACTAGAGAGATTGGTTTCCTACCAGGTGACCATGAAGATAAATCTGCATTGTATCAGATACCTTATAAGAATATGGTTAGGTATATGTTTAGTATGCCTGATGATAATTCTTTTGAGATGCTTTATGACAATCTTCGTGCACAAGAGACTATTAGTTTCTGGTCTACAAGTTTCATTCGTGGTGTAACTATGGACAACTGTATTGTTATTGTCGATGAGTTTAGTAATCTCAATTTTCATGAACTTGATTCGATGATTACTCGAATCGGTGAAGACTCAAAGATTATGATGTGTGGTGACATCACACAATCCGATCTTACCAGAGAGAATGATAAGTCTGGTATCTCAGATTTCATGAGAATCCTTTCAGAGATGAAAGAGTTTTCATGTATTGAATTTGGTATTCCTGATATCGTTCGTTCTGGTTTAGTTAAGTCTTACCTAATTTCAAAATATAATCTAGGATTTTAATGTTTGAATTTGTTACTGTAGACCTTGAGCAACCAGATGTTGAACCAATTAATAAAGATGGTGTAAGATACTATCCAATTCCTGGTGCGTCTAAATATTATCCAAGCGTTACCTCAATCACATCGTTCAAGAACGCTCAGTTCTTCAAAGAATGGAGAACCAAAATTGGTGAACAAGAGGCTAATCGTATTACTGCTCGTGCTACTCAAAGAGGAACAGCATTTCATAACATTGCCGAAGATTATTTCAAAGGAGAATTAAATCTTGACAGATACTTGGAAAATAATCCATTGTCTGTTAGAATGTTTCAAACAGCAAAATCTACACTGAACAAGATAAACAACATTCATTGTTTAGAGACCTTTCTCTATTCACATTATCTTGGTTTAGCAGGTCGAGTAGATTGCATCGCTGAATATGAGGGCGAGTTAGCAGTGATCGATTTTAAAACTGCCACTAAAGAAAAGAAGGAAGATTACATCGAGAACTATTTTGTTCAAGAAACTGCATACGCAGCAATGTTCCTTGAAAGATCTGGTATAGAGGTAAAGAAAATTGTCACACTTATCGCCACTGAAGAAGGTTCTATTCAAGTATTTCAGAAGTACAATCTTGATGACTATTTACAATTACTCAAATCCTATATTGAAGAATTTGTTAGGGGAAGAAATGCCTAAAGAACAACTAGAGGATAAATTTCTAACACCTACTAAATTCTCTCAGGAGATTGAAAAGTTAGTGAAATGTTCCAACGGACTAATTACATACATCGAAGCAGTAGTAACTTACTGCCAAGAAAATGATATCGAATTAGAAACAGTATCTAAATTGATATCAAAACCCCTTAAAGAAAGACTAAGGCATGAAGCACAACGTTTAAATTACATGAAGGCATCATCAAAGGGAGTCTTACCATTGTGACAGGTTTTGAGGTATACAAAGTTTACCTTGCACTTAAACAACACTTTACTAAACAAGAATACGATTACTTTAAATATCATGGAAAAGTAAGAGCGAATGAAAACTCATTTGAACAAAGACGTGATCGTTACTTTTTCAAAAAATTAGCAACTAGATATCCAAGTAAAGAAATTATAGGATATTTCGTTGCTAATTTTATTAGTGATCCTAAAGGTTATATTGGTTCATTTAGTAAGGATATCTACACCGAATGGAAGATTCATCAAGAGTCTTTCACATATAAATTTAAACAGGATGTTGATCTTCTATTAGAAGAGACCAACAATAATTTTGATAACATATTTCTTTCTACTGGTCAACATCCTCCCTTATTAAAAAGTTTTTATGCAAGTGAAGTAGACTTAGAAACTTTAGTTGTTTTTGAACACTGTATAGGGTATACAAAAAATCTAGATAAGGTAATTAAAGATCCTATCTGGAGAGAAACTAAAAAGGTAATCAAAAAGTATGAACCTTTTCTTGACATTGATTGTCAAAGATATAAAAAAGTTATTTTAGAAACAATTAAAGAGAAACTATGACATTCTTTCAATCTGAACAAGTACAAGAAAATTTAAAAGATATCTTTGAGACCTATCAAGAAGTTGCGGTCATGTCATCGAAACTTCCAATGATGCCTCTTGATCAGAAACTAAATCACATTGATGATTGTAAGTATTTGATTGAGAAACAAAGAACATTCTATACAAGACTTTCTTTATCTGCACCTGAGGATGCAGAAGCAGCAGATATGAAAGAAAGAATCAATGCTATGGCAAAAGCATTTGGTTACAGAGATCTCTTAGAATGCTTGGATGCAATGATTACGGTTTTAGAACAAGCAGCAAATAAAGAGATTGACAATGCCTAAATAGTGTGCTACGATTACCCAGTAGCACTAATACAAAACACACTACAAATACGGAGAATACGATTATGTCTTTCGCATCACTTAAAAAAGCATCTAAGGCAGGTGATACCTTGTCTAAGTTGACTAGGGAGATCGAAAAACTGAATACACCTACAGCAGGTGGAGGAGGTGCCGATGAGCGTCTCTGGAAACCAGAACTTGATAAGTCAGGTAATGGTTATGCTGTAATCAGATTCCTACCAGCACCAGATGGTGAAGATATGCCTTGGGCAAAGGTATGGAGTCATGCTTTCAAAGGTCCTGGCGGACAGTGGTATATTGAGAACTCTCTTACCACTCTCGGTAAAGATGATCCTGTCGGAGAATTAAACAGAGAACTTTGGAACTCTGGAAAAGATAGCGACAAAGAGATCGCTAGAGCACAGAAGAGGAAACTCTCCTACTACTCTAACATCTATGTTGTATCTGATCCTGCTCACCCAGAGAATGAAGGAAGAGTATTCCTTTATAAGTACGGCAAAAAGATTTTTGATAAACTCATTGAAGCAATGCAACCTGCATTTGCTGATGAGACACCACTAGATCCTTTCAATTTCTGGAAGGGTGCTGATTTCAAATTGAAGATCCGCAAAGTGGATGGATATTGGAACTATGATAAGTCTGAGTTTGCTGCACCTGCTACTCTCGGTGGATTTGATGATGCTAAACTAGAATCTATTTGGAAAGAAGGTTACTCTCTTGCAGAGTTTGAAGATACAAAGAACTTCAAAACATATGAAGATCTTAAGAAACGTCTTGACTTAGTTCTTGGTAGATCTGCTGCACCAACAGTGGCAGCATTTGAAGAATCACCTTTAGAGGATTTGTCTGAGGGCAAAGGTCACACTGGTAATTGGGGAAAAGAAGTTTCTGACTTTCGTGAGAAAGCAGTAGCATCCTCACCAGTTGAAGAAGACGGAGAAGCAACACTCTCTTATTTTGCACAACTTGCTGAAGAAGAGTAAGTAGACAATTAAATATCTGTCACAGGGAGGGTTGTCATAACTCTCCTTTTTCTTTATAATTAAGACAACAATACATGGAGAACCATGAAAAAATCATTAGCAACTGTATTAGCATTAAGTGCTTTTGTTAGTCCTGTTCTTGCAGGTGCAGGCGACAGATACAATTACGAAGCATACTCAGACCTTGGATCTGATCCTAGAGATCTAACACCTTATGATGGTTATGTTCAATCAGGTGGATATGCTCACCAACAAAAGTGCTACAGAGATGTATACACTGAAAGATATATTCCTGGTACTATGGATAGTCCTGGTTATGTTGAAACTAATATTGAAAGTATCATTGTTCCTTGTGTAAGACGGACAACTACACAACAGACACCAACAACACGCTATGAAAGAGTAGATGGCGATGGTAATGATTGCACAGATGGAAAGATTGCAGGTGGTCTTCTTGGTGGAGGAGCAGCAGCAGCGATGTCAAGAGGTGATGGTCGTTGGTGGGCAATCCCATTGGGTGTAGTAGTAGGTAGTGCTATTGGTTGTGATGCAGCAGGTGGGTAATGACTAACAGATTCAAAGAAATAAAACCTCAAGACAAACCTAAGTTAAAAAGATACATGACTAGGGAAGAGGTAGATGAGATGATTGAATTTGCTATCAATCGACACAATCGAAATGCAGGTTTAATCAGTATGGTCTTAGGATTTTTATTCATTGCTCTGTTTACTGATGGATTCTTTAGAGTTATAGGAGAGATACCTCCATTCATGGGTATCGATGTTGACATACTCAAAGATATAGTAGAGAGAACAAAAGACGAAGTATTAAAAGCACTTTCACGACAATGAACGACATAGCAGTAGTAGTATACCTAATCTTGTTTGTAATGTTGTTTGCATCAACCTTTGCATACATGTGGAGATTGATGGGTTCAACATTAGAGGACTTTAATAAACCTCAAACACACCCTGAGTTACAAGGTGTTAGAGAAGGTGAACAGTTGTTAGGAGTTACGTTCAAGGGATACGAAGAACTAACACTTGATGAAGTAGAGAAGTATCCAACCGTATCATCACAAAGATCTATAGAAGATATAGAACTTCACAGAGATTTACAAGATCGTATTGACGAACTTGATGATGACGATGATGATGAAGGGGATGGAGATGTACCTGCCAAACCTTATGCAGGATCTGGAATTTGAAAATCGACTTTTAATTACCAAAAAACCGCAAAAAAAATCCCGCCAAAAATTTGACCCCTTTAGTTTTTTTATGAGTGACGTTCAATTCAAAAAACATCGTGTTTTCAGAGAAACAGAAGATGTTATCTTTTATGATATATCTGTAGATGAATCAAATGCATCAGATTTGGTAGTTCACACTGGTGCTGCTATTTCACCTCCAGATGACTTAGTTGGTGCAAAACAGTTTTATATTCACCAATACCAAGATGACTATAATAGAGTCGTATCTGGTGAAAGACAATTTGAGTTAGTAAATTTTAGTTGGAAGTATCCATATCATATAGTTCATTTGAATGTACACAGTGGTGCTTTAATTATACCGAAAAACACATATCATAGATCACAATCTGGAGAGAGTGGTTCTATAGTAATCAATCAAGCAAAGAGATATGAAGGATTTGACTCTAAAGAAGAGTTTATACCAGTATCTGCAGCAGAAGTGCCAGAACTATATAAAGTATTACTACATGAAAAACCAGTAATTCACACATTAGGAGAATGAACCAAAGTTACCACATTTACTTTCAAAAGGAAGTCCTCTTTAAAAATTTGACATTAGAGGAGTTTACTTTAATATGGGACAAACTCTATACTTCATATTGGAAAGATGACATAACGTATTCTGTATGTTATGATGAAGTATGTGATCTAGAAGCTTCTTTCTAATGACTAAGAAAAAGAAACCAGAACAAAGAGAATACGCAAAAGATCGAATGGAATACTTTAGAGAGTTCCATCGAGTGATTGCACCTGTTGTAGTTCTAAAAAAAGATGAATAAAATTTACGCTGCCATGATTATTGGTGCAGTAGCATGGTGTGCTGCATCAGCAAAAGCTTGTAGTCCTCCTTTGAATGGTGGACCTACTGTTTGCCCACCATATGATGAACTTCCTAAACCAAAACCAGAACCAGAACCATCTTTACCAAGAGAAGAGATGAGAGGTGAACTTGATGTTTACGATATTAATCACTGGGCAGCTATACAAGGTATGTTTATTAGAAATCAAAGAAGAGAACAGATAGAAGAAAATGCGACTAAACCTTCTGATGCAATAGATAGTGCATTACTAGATTTTTGGAATAATGACGGAGTATGAAAGACGAGCAGAAGACCCCTGTTGGCAACACAAACAAGAGTGCATCGCAATGTTCACCCTCGATTCACACAACACTTCTTACATATATCGAAGAGAAGATGGCACATATTACTGGCAGCATTGTAGAAAGGAAGCGGAAGACGACCTCTTCGTAGACGCTGATGGATTACAATTAGAACTTCTAGGTAATCCTGTGTTATCTAAAGAATTTATTTTTAAAGCAATATTTTATTAATAACCGCCACCATATCCTCCCGAAGATCCAGAAGATCCAGAAGAACCGCTAGAACTTGAACCAGAACTGCTAGAACTAGAGGAGGAACTAGAAGAAGAACTACTGCTGGTACTCGATGTCCCTGTGGACGTTGTGCTGGTGGTCGCATCTGTTGTAGTTGTTGTTGAAGGTGTTGTTGAAGTCACTGTTCCAACAGAGGCAGAAGATGTAGGACCGTCATCGAATGTTACGGTTCCTGATCCTGTAGGTGTAGAAGTAACATTAACACTTCCACTAACATAACCAATTTGATCAAGAAATCTACCTGCAATACTGAGGTTTGTTTTCTTATTACCTTTTGAGTCTAATTCTTGACAAGGTTCATATGCTACTAACTCTTCAAACTCAGATAAAATGATTTCTACAACACCTGGTGTAGGAACTTGAATTAAACGTTTATTTTCATTTAGGTAGTCTTCGTGTTCAAAGTTAGTAACAGGATATACAGATTGAACTTCACTTAACACAGTTCCGTCTGGTAATTCTGCTCTAAATGATGCATTTACTTCATTACCTGCTTCAATAAACACTCTATCTTGATATAATACTTCTTGAGTTTCATAATGATGAACTCCATCTGGTTCAGCATACTTATTTTGCACATATAACTGTAGATAGTAATTATCTTTTGGCCACTCTTCATATATGTCAGTTATATTGTTCATCATAGCTATGATCCAGTCATAATATGGATTACTAAACAGTGTCATCGCTAATTGCGATATGCTAGTGTTTTCTGGAATTGAATATGCCTCTGTAAGAGTTACATATTGACTTAGATCAGCTCTTGTTTTTACTCTACGAAATATATTCTTTACAAGTTTATACTTGTATGGTTCATCGTCAGTGATACCTTCTCCGACGTATATGTTAGGTAAATAAGAAAAATAAGATGCCATGTTTAATATCCTGCAGCTACGTCACTAGCAGTGAGTAGTCTAGTTTCGGTGAATGTCATTGATAATGTAATTGCTGGTGCATCAACACCATTTCTACTTGGATTTTTAAATGATTTGTACTGTTGATCTGGAGTGTAATTTACAGAAATACCTGTGCACACAGAAGGATAGATCTTAAAATGTAGATCTCTTCTTCTACTGCTTTGATTTGCTCCTCCTCTACCAAATCTAACAAATCTTAGTTGATATTGATCTGGAATTGTTAGATAACGATCAGATTTAGCGTATCCTTTATTATATTCTTTAAAAAATCCTTTTTTAAAGATATCTGATTTGTCTCTACCTATTTTTTGACCAGATTGCTTTTTACCATCTACTTTTTTAGATGGGAACTTAAATGAGTCGCTATTGTTGACTAATCTCTTATCAAAGTTTGCAGATTGAATTTGAGGAAGTGTTCCTGTTTTTAAATAATCAATTATTGCTTTTACTTCTTCTGATTCTTTTCTACTCTTAGATACAAATTTAAAAGCAAAACTATGAGTTCTAAAACTTAATCCTTGGAAAATTTGCTCACTATATGGGTTGAAGATTCTACCTGCACCAAGTGCTTCTATAGTATTCATATCAAGAGAACCTTGTAATCCTAAGAAACCTGTAAAACCATTTACCAAACTCAACATAGCATTTGTTGAGAATTCTGGTAAAGCAGCACCTGCAGCATCTTGTAAACTTTTTGTTAGATCTTTAAAATCTTTACCCGATCCTAATATATTCATAGCTGCAACACCACCTACACCAATATCTGATCTCTTATATGCAGGTCCATATGATGTTTGAACCTGTGCAGGTATAGCGATATAAGCAGTATCAGGATGTTGTACTACCTTTTGTCTGTTGCCAGGTGTCTTTCTAGAATAAAAAGTTTCATGACCACTATCTTTGTAC